GCAGATCTTAATGATAAATCTGCTTCTGAAGCAAAAGCTAATGTTGAAAAATATTTAGGAAGAACTATAAATGAACAAGAATTTAATGCCTTAATAGCAGCTACTTTTGCAGAAGCCTCTGCAGATTCAGAAGAAAGAGCTAATATTGCAGCAGTAATATTAAATAGAGCAAAAAATTCTTCATCTGGAATAATAGGAGTTTTAAATGCGCCAAGTCAATTTGAAACAGTAACAGGAAATCCTGCAGAACCAGGTCCTAGAAAAGAATATATAAATGGTCCACTATCATCAACAGCTACAGCAATTTATAAAGCTATTAATACTTATCTATCTAGAATAACAACTAAATACAATAATTTTCTTTCAGCAAATAGATCACTATTCTATGACTCTAAAGGAAATAAAATACCAGGCAGAAATTCTGATTTTTATGATAATGCAATAAGAAAAGGATGGAAAGAAATAGGTGGAAGCTTATTTGGTAATGCGTAATAAATTTTTATATGATAAGATATTATCCATCATTTAGAATAATAGAAAATTTAAATACTTCTGGTAATGAATTTACCTTGGAAGGTCAACCTTATTCTGGTAAGTATTATGAAACTTTTGATAATAGATTTTTTACTGGACCTGATCCTCAAACAGGACCAAGTCAAGAAATATTTAGAGTCCCTCAATATCAATCAACTCCTGGTTTAGATAGTTTAGTTATATCTACTGAACTAAAAAATAGATTGGCACAAAATACAAGAGTTCAACCTAATAGACTTCCTGGGTCTCCTACTTCTTTTTATCCTCAACCTACAGAAGAAGATTATAGAAAAGGATATGTAGTAAGGTATTTCACTAAAAAAGAAAATGAAAAAGGTTACATAATTGAAATATCTGAAGACGAGTATAATGCTATAGTAAATGGTACAACAGACTATGATATTAGATTGTATCAAGTAACTAAAATACTCTGGAAATTAACTGGGCCATTAAAAAGTACAAGGCAATCACAATACAACATAATACCAGGCATCATTGATACAAATCAAAGATTAACTGAAGCTGCAAACAAAAATTTTTTAGGCATAGTAGAATTCATTGGAGGTGACTATACAAAATTTGCTAGACCTACTATGTAAATAAATTATTCTATATACAAATAGTTTTTGTATATTAGTAGTTAATAACAGGTTATGTATTTCATTATTGAAGATAAAGAACAGTTGAGTCGTCTAGAAATGTCTGATCAGGCATTTATTCAAGTAGTTACTTCAAATGATTATTACCATCCAAAGTTAGCTAGAGTAAGTTTAATCTATTACAATAATTCTAGTAAAGGATATATCTTTGTAATTAACCATTGTGAAGGATTTAGTTTAGATCTTAAATTAGTTCAAGAGTTCTTAAAGAAGCACAATAAGATTTATCTTCTTGATAAGAAAATGCACTCTTATTTTTTAGATCTACCTAATTCTATTGATGTACAATTTATCTGTTTAGACAAAAATAATGAATATAGTTCTTTTGAGTGTAATACGCCAGTTCATAGGGACTTTTATATAAAGCATCCTATTTTACCTACTATAAACGAAATCATTCCTATTTCTAAACACTATGAGAAATGTGAATGTTTATACCAAATGGTAAAAGACTACTTTGAACTTGAGATGGATATAGAACTTCAAGACAAATTAGTCGATGCATATAAAACGGTTGAGCAAGCTGGAATAAAAGTTGATCTTAGTTGCCTAAATAAAAAGTATCAATTCCAGCATAAAGAATATTCTCTTTTAGGAGATACAATCTATTCTTACTATAATCTTTATAATTTAACAGCTAGACCTACTAACTCATTCAACAGTGTTAACTTCCTAGCCATACCTAAAGATAAAGACTTCAGAGAGTGTTTTGTACCTAAAAATGACTATTTGGTAGAGTTTGACTTTGACGCATACCATTTAAGATTAATATCTGGCCTTATAGGATTCGAACCTCCTAAAGAATCTATGCATAACTATCTGGGACGCGCGTATTTCAATACCAACGAGCTCACAGATGAACAGTATAAAGAATCAAAGGCTATTACATTCAAGCAGCTTTATGGTGGTATAGAACAACAATATCAACATATAGAATTCTTTAAGGCATTGGACCAATTTATACAACAGGAGTGGAAGAAGTATAATGCCCATAAAGCTTTGATTTTGCCTACAGGTAGAGTACTAAAGAAACTACCAGGAATGAACAAATTAAAATTATTTAACTATATTGTCCAGAATCTAGAGACAAAAGAAAATATATATAAAATCTTAGAGGTGAATAAGCTTCTTAGTAAAAAGAAGACAAAATTGATATTAATTACCTATGATTCTTTCTTATTTGATTTTTCTCAAGAAGATGGTAAACCTTTGCTAAAAAAGATTAAACAAATCCTAGAAGGTAACAATATGCTAGTCAAACATAAGTACGGAGTAAACTATGCTTTCTAACACATTATCAATATTTATTAACAGTAAATTAAGGTTATGAGAAATGAGGAATTTTTGGAATTAACATCGGAATCAATTATGAATAAACTTTTTTGTACTTTCTCTCCAAAGGAGTCTTTAGATGACACTTTGAAGCAAATAAACAGAGAGTACACAATCCTATATAAAAAAATCTTTGTTTTGGCTTCCCCAGACTCAGAAGAATATATGTGTACATATAACATTGAGATAGAAGGAGGCCAGACTAGGATTCTGCCTAATACAATCTTACTTCACAGAAAGAAAGAGTCTAATACTTTATATACCATAAACGCCTTGAACACTTTGATTAAGACTTTAAATAACGGCGTTCTAGATTCTACTTTTCCTATTAACTGGCCTGACTACAAGAACTCAATCTTGTTAACCCAAGGAGAAGATCTGAAAAGACTTAATACTACTATTCACAAGATAGTTGCTATCTAACTAGAAAGATTAATTTTTCTATCTAGCCTTTCTGTCTTACATTTATCGAAATTAGTTATATTATGGATATATCAGTTATCAAATCAAGATTGTCGGCTCTACAAAATCCACGTGGAGGACAAAAGAAGGACCTGAGCCAAACTATTTGGAGGCCTGCCGTGGGTAAACACTCAGTACGTATCGTACCTTCTGTGTTTAATAAACAAAATCCATTTAAAGAAGTCTACATGCATTATGGTATTAACAATCGTACCATGATCAGTTTGTCTAACTTTAATGAAAAAGATCCTATTGTTGAATTTGCACAAGGACTTCGCAAGTCAAGTGAACGTGACAATTGGCAACTAGCTAAAAAGCTGGAACCAAAAATGCGTGTATTTGCTCCTGTGATTGTTCGTGGTGAAGAAGACAAAGGAGTTCGTCTTTGGGAATTTGGTAAACAAGTCTACATGGATTTACTTTCTATTGCAGAAGATGAGGACGTAGGAGATTATTCTGATCCAATTACTGGTCGTGACATTACAGTTGAAACTGCTGGTAAAGAAACAACAGGTTTGATGTATAATACATCTACTGTTAGGGTTAGAACAAAATCTACTCCGCTTTCTGATGATGCAGATAAAGTAAAACTTTGGCTTGAAACACAACCAGATCCTTTAGGTCAGTTTAAAAGATATTCTTACGATGAGATGAAAGAAGCACTTCTTAAACATCTTAATCCAGAAGAAGAATTGAAAGAACAAGCTGATGCCGTAGAAGCTAAACCACAAGGTGATCTTCCATGGGAAAAACCAGCGCAAGGTCAGTATACATTAAATACTACTAAGCCAAGTGTAGATTCGGCAATTGATGATCTTTTCGATATCTAATCAAATCCCCAACTTCGGTTGGGGTTTTTTAACTAAAAGTTTTGTATGGCAAAATCAGTTACAGGCGCTGTGTCTAGCGCAATTAAAGACATTTCAAGTTTAGAGAAATTTAAGAAAGGCAAAAACCTTTCAACTAGCGTAGTATTTAAAGAGCAAAGATGGATTCCACTTTCTCAAGCATTTCAAGAAACACTACAAATCCCAGGTATTCCAGTTGGTCATATTACTCTTTTAAGAGGACACTCAGATACAGGTAAAACTACAGCACTTCTTGAAGCAGCGGTTAGTGCACAAAAGATGGGTATTCTTCCTGTATTCATTATTACAGAGATGAAGTGGGATTGGAGTCATGCTAAAGAAATGGGATTCGAATATGAAGAAGTAGCAGATCCAAATACTGGTGAAGTTATTGATTATAAAGGATTCTTCTTATATATTGATCGTGAGAAGCTAGAGTCAATTGAAGATGTATCAGCATTTATTGCAGATATTCTTGATGAGCAAAAAAGAGGGACACTGCCTCATGACATTTGTTTCTTCTGGGATTCTGTAGGATCTATCCCTTGTAGAATGAGTGTTGAAAAATCAACAAATAATAACGAGTGGAATGCAGGAGCTATGTCTCAACAATTTGGTAACTTCATTAACCAAAGAATTGTATTGTCTCGTAAAGCATCACAACCTTATACAAATACATTTGTAGCAATTAATAAAGTTTGGGTAGCAAAACCTGATTCACCAATGGGTCAACCTACACTTAATAACAAAGGTGGTAATACAATGTACTTTGACTCTTCACTAGTAGTTACATTTGGTAACATTGCTAGAGCTGGTACAAATAAAATCAAAGCTACCAAAAATGGTAAGGAAGTAGAGTTCGCTAAGAGGACTAGAATTAGTTGTGATAAAAATCACGTTACTGGAGTAACAGCGGTTAACAAAGTTATCATGACAGTTCATGGATTTATCAAGGACGATAAAAAAGAACTTGATGAGTACAAAAAGAAATATTCTGATCAATGGATGAAAGTTCTAGGATCAAGTACGTTCGATATTGTAGAAGAAGAAACAGCGCTATCTCCTGACATTTTTGACACAGAAGATTAATGAATAAAGAATATCAAAAAATATTCGACTCTCTCACAGCAGAGAAAGCCGAAGAATCACTCAATAGTAGAGTTCTACTTATTGATGGATTGAATACTTTTCTAAGAGCATTTACTGCAATTGGATGGGTTAATAAAGATCTATCTCATATAGGAGGTTTAACTGGTTTTTTACGTTCTTTAGGGTATGTAATTAAATTGGTTAGACCGACTAGAGTGATTGTTGTCTTCGATGGACAAGGATCATCTACTAACAAAAGATATATCTACCCAGAATATAAAGCAAATAGAGGTCTTAATAGAGTTACTAATTGGGATTCATTTGATTCACAACAAGACGAATCAGAAGCTATCACACATCAGATTGTTAGACTAATATACTATTTGAAAACACTTCCTGTTGATCTTATATCTATAGATAAAATTGAAGCAGATGATGTAATAGGATACATAACAGGTCAATTAGATGGTGAGATAACTATTATGTCTAGTGATAAAGATTATCTACAATTAGTATCAGATAAAATAACAATCTACTCTCCTACAAAAAAGAGATTCTATGATGAAGATCTTGTTTTAACTGAGTTTGGAGTTACACCTAAAAACTTTTTAACTCAAAAGATATTATTAGGTGATTCAGGAGATAATGTTCCTGGAGTAAAAGGTTTAGGATCTAAGACTATGTTAAAACATTTTCCTGAACTAGGATCAGATAAACAAATCACTCTAGATGATGTATTACAAAAATGTGAAGGTAAGCATAAAATACTAGAATCTATTAAGAACTATGAATTTCAACTTAGAATAAATAAAAAGTTGATGGACTTAAAAGATCCTAATATTCCTGAAGAAGCAATAGAAGAAATAAATAGTGTTTTACTAGATCCAAAAAAGATATATGATTCACAGGAATTCTTAAATTTGTATCATGAAGATCAATTAGGGAATTCAATACCTAATGTTCAATCATGGTTGTTTAATCATTTTCACGATCTACAAAAATATAAATAAGTTATGTCGTCATTAAATCAGTTACAGCAGTACGGTATTAGTTTTCAAATCAAGGTATTATCAAGTTTATTAAAGCATAAAGAATTTCTACAAAATATACATGATATACTTGATACAGAGATGTTTGATAATCCAGCGCACAAATGGATTGTAGGTGAGATATTAAGATACTACTACAAGTATAATACAACGCCATCAACTGATGCTTTACAAGTTGAAGTAAGAAAGATTGAGAATGAAGTACTCAAGATTAGTGTAGTAGAGCAATTAAAAGAAGCATTAAAAAGCTCTAATGAAGATAGAGATTATGTAGAACAAGAGTTTAGTAGCTTCTGTAAAAATCAGCAAATTAAAAAAGCTATTTTAAGTTCAGTATCTTTACTTGAAAAAGGCCAATATGATGATATCAAGTATATGATAGATCAGGCTTTAAAAGCAGGACAAGAGAAGTCTATAGGACACGAATACGAAAAAGATATTGAAACAAGATACCGTGAAGAAGAAAGAGCTCCAATGCCAACATTCTGGCCTCACATTAATGAGTTGCTAATGGGAGGTTTAGGTGTAGGTGATCTAGGTATTATATTTGGTAATCCTGGTGGAGGTAAGTCATGGATGCTTGTTAATATA